GACGCACCCTTCAAAGGCACCTGGCATCAGCTGGCGCTGAAACGAGCGCTGAAGTATGCCGCTGACAATGGCTATGACCGAGTTGGCCTGACAACAGGTAGTCAACAGGCAGAGCGCTATGACTTGAGTAAGCAGATTAGCAAAGTAATGTGGGACAAGGAAACTGGTCGGTTAACGGCTTACGACAAAAATGTTACTGGAAGACGGTCTGATGGAAGAACAGTCGTGGATGAAAGTGGTGTAACTGAATCTAAATTGTCTGATTACATTGGAAAAGAAGCTGCTCAAAAATTGATAAAAGAATCGCCTGATGAAGAAGGTGTTAGATTTTTATCTGGCCTTGACCTTCAAATTGGCGGCGAAGGCATGAAGAAATACTACGATGAGATTTACCCAGCGTTCTTTGCAAAGCAAGGCAAGAAGTACAACGCCAAGACGGGCGAGACAAGAATAAAGACAGGTAAAAATTTACAAGACGAGGATTTTGTTGGTGCAGAGCAAAGAATTTCAGAAGCATTGGGTGACTATGGTGAGCGAGGGTATAAGACAACTGACAATAGGTTTTTTGACACTTATGCAGATGCAGTTTCACATGAAAAGAAAATAAGTTCAAAAGACCCATTTGATGCGCCAATCCGTTACATTGACATCAGCCCAGAGATGCGTGGCGGTGTCAAGAAAGGCCAGCCGCTGTTTACCGCTGCACCGATTGGTGGCATTGGCCTGGGGGCCGGGACTCAGGACAATGAAATGCCTGATGCCGTGCGACAATACATGGCAGACCCCCGTTATTCTGACCCGTTTGCTGATACCACAAGGTAAATTATGGCAAAACTTGACCAAAACGAGTTTGATGAACCCTCGCAGGAGGACAAAGACCTGACTGCGTTCGTCACCGAGCATTGCGACCGCTGGCGCGACTACCGAAACGCTAATTTCCTTGAGAGTTACCTGGAATACGAGCGTATTTTCCGTGGACAGTGGGCAGCAGAGGACAAAACAAGGGAATCCGAGCGCAGCCGCATCGTCACCCCAGCCACCCAGCAGGCCGTGGAGACAAGGCACGCTGAGATCATGGAAGCAATCTTTGGTCAGGGCGAGTTTTTTGACATTACCGATGATCTGAAAGACGTAAACAACAATCCCATCGACGTTGCGATGCTCAAAGCGCAGATGATGGAGGATTTCAAGCTCGACAAGATCAGAAAGTCCATTGATCAGATTGAGTTGATGGCGGAAATTTACGGTACTGGCATTGGCGAGATCATTGTCAAGCAAGAAAAGACGTTTATTGCCGCAACCAGGCCAGTTCCAGGCCAAACCGCTGCTGCCATTGGGGTGATGGAGGGTGAGCGCACGGCAGTGAAGATTGTGCCGATAAACCCCAAGAATTTCCTGTTTGACCCCAACGGCACCAGCATTGATGACTGCATGGGCGTGGCAATTGAGAAGTACATCAGCATCCACAAGATTGTTGAGGGCATTGAGAAGGGTATTTACCGCAAGGTGAACATCACCCCGACCTATGAGGACACCGACCTGGAGCCAACCCAAGAGATCAGCCAGTATCAGGACGAGAAGGTGCTGCTGCTGACCTACTACGGTCTGGTGCCGAGGGAGATGCTGGACAAGAAGGACGAGGAGATCGTTGATCTGTTTCCCGAGTCGTCAGCAGCCGACGAGTACAGCAATATGGTTGAGGCCATTGTGGTGATTGCCAATGACGGGATGCTGCTCAAGGCCGAGGCCAACCCTTACATGATGAAGGACCGCCCGGTCATCAGTTATCAGGATGACACTGTGCCCAACCGCCTGCTGGGGCGCGGGACCGTGGAAAAAGCCTTCAATATGCAGAAGGCGATTGACGCCCAGGTCCGTAGCCACCTGGACAGCCTGGCGTTGACCACCAGCCCCATGATGGCGATGGACGCCACCAGGTTGCCCCGAGGTGCCAAGTTTGAGGTGAAGCCAGGCAAGGCTTTGCTGGTGAACGGCAACCCCAGCGAGATTCTGTTTCCCTTCAAGTTTGGCGAGACAAGCCTCAACAACCTCAACACCGCCAAGGAGTTTGAGAGGATGCTGCTGCAAAGCACAGGCACCTTGGACTCGCAGGGCATGGTGAGCCAGCAGGCCAGAGATGGCGGCAGCATGAACATGGCGGTTGCCACCATCATCAAGAAGTACAAGCGCACCCTGGTGAACTTCCAAGAAGACTTCTTGATTCCGTTCATTGAGAAGGCGGCATACAGGTTTATGCAGTTTGACCCAGAGCGTTACCCGTCAGTGGATATGAAGTTCATCCCGACTGCGACATTGGGCATCATTGCCAGGGAGCATGAGCAGCAGCAGTTCATTGGTTTGTTGCAGACCCTGGGGCCAAACACCCCTGTCCTGCCGTTGATACTCAAAGGCATCCTCAACAACTCCAGCCTAACCAATAGGTACGAGTTGATGGCGGCACTTGACCAGATGAGCCAGCCTGACCCGAACGCGCAACAGAAGGCCATGATGCAAGAGCAGCTACAGATGCAAGCGGCGCAGGCTCAGATTGCGGTAAACACCACGAAGGCCGAACAAAACCGCGCAGAGGCGCAGAAACTGATGACAGAGGTGCAGTTGATGCCTGCCGAGGTGCAGGCCAAGATGAGCGCCAGCCTGACCAAGAACCTGCCAAATGAAGACTCAGCAAACGCAAAAGAGTTTGACAAGCGCGTCAAGATTGCTGAGTTGATGCTCAAGGAAGCAGACATCAAGAACAAGAGCAAGATTGTTGAGTTGCAGATGAGCAACGCAAAGAGCAATGTGGTGGATATGGAAAACCAGTTTCTTGAGAAACTAGCAACGGAGTTGAACTATGGCAATCGATAAAATCTTCAACGATGCCAATGTCGATGGCATTGCCGACAACATATTTGGTGCTGTCAACAACTCTGTGTCCGAGGTCAAGCAGATGCAGCAGCGCAAGGCTGCTGAGAATGTGCAGGTGGTGGTTGAGGCGCTCAAGAAGATTGAAACCAACATCACCGAGAAGTTTGATAACGTCACCGATGTCATCGAAAAGCGCGTCCTGACCATCAAGGATGGTCGGGATGGCTCAAGCGGCAGCGATGGGCGCAACGGTCGGGATGGCAAGCCAGGGCGTGATGGCGTCAATGGTAAGCAAGGCATCCCAGGCACCCCCGGCAAGGACGGGGTGGATGGCGAAGATGGCGTGTCTGTCACCAATGCCAATATTGACTTTGATGGCAGCTTGGTCATCAGCCTGTCCTCTGGTCAGCAAATCAATGTCGGTGAAGTTGTGTCGCCTGAGTTGGAAAAGCAAATCAAAGTCATCAAAACCATGTCCACCAACGGGGCAGTGGGCATCAAGGACGAGGGCACAAGCATTACCGCTGGCGTCAAGAACATCAATTTTGTTGGTGCTACTGTCACCGCTACCAATTCTGGCGATGATGTCACCGTCAACGTCAGCGCAGGCACCGGGACAGTTCAATCAGTTGCGGCAACAGTCCCAGCGTTCCTGTCTGTTGCTGGCTCCCCAATCACCACCACTGGCACATTGGCAATTAGCCTGTCAGGTACAGCCTTGCCAGTGGCTAATGGCGGCACAGGCGTTACCACCAGCACAGGCACTGGCAACACGGTATTGTCTGCCTCGCCTACGCTGTCTGGTGACGTTACCCTGTCCACAGGCAACCTAATCCCAAGCACAGCAGCCAAAGGCGTCAACTTCACCGCCAACACCCCAGCAGCGGGAATGACAAGTCAGTTGCTGAACTGGTATGAGGAAGGCACATACACAGGTACGATAACCCCTGGAACCAGCGGGACAATTACTGTAACGAACGGCATTAACTCTCTTAGCTATACAAGAATTGGACGGTTAATGTACGTTACAGGACTTTTGCGTGTGAGTGCTGTATCTAGCCCCATAGGAACTGAAGTTTACATAAATCTTCCTACTAACATAGCAAGCGGTAATTACTACACTAGGTTTGGTGGAGGACTTCTTTATAGTGCAGCTGCCGCTTCAGTTGTACCTTACATTGGAAATGAAGCTGAAAACTATATCCACATAACAATAACAGCTTCAACAATCGCAGCTGGGCAAGACTTTAGACTTGATTTATTTTATATAACCGCCTAAAGGAAATTTATGTCTTTAACAAAAGTTTCCTATTCAATGATTACTGGTGCAGTAGTCAATGTTCTTGACTTTGGCGCAGTAGGCGTATAACACAACACAAAATGCTAGGAAATATTTATGCAATTCAAATGGACAATTAACAAAGTCACAGTTGCTGAAGACAACTTGGTCACTCGGGTTGAATTGACAGTTACCGCTACTGATAGCAACAATACAGCGTCTGCTGCTTACATGCGTGATCTAGTCCGTGGGGATTCGTTTATTCCTTATGCCCAGCTTACCGAGGCACAAGTGCTTGCTTGGTGCTTTGAGCCTATTGTTACCACTTGGATTGACAAAGACAAAAAGGCACAATCTTCTACCCGACTCATCAAAAATGAAGGTGAGACACAAGTAGCAGGACAGATTGCCCGTCAGTTGGCACAAAAGGCTGCTGAACCTGCTCTGCCTTGGGTAACTGCATGACCCCCATCCTTCAGCGCCTAAAGTCCAAGACCTACTGGGTTGCGATAGTAGGTGCGCTGCTGACCGTCATTGAGGCCAATAGCGGCTTTATTGGTCAGTTTGTGCCTGCACCTTATCGGGCATACATTATCATGCTGTGGCCTGTTCTGATGCTGGTGCTGCGTGAACTGACTACCACTGCATTGGCTAACAAATAACCTTGAAAGACAAATATGCTTACTACACCTGAAGCAACTGCTTTTGCCCCGCTAGGGCCTACTGTAACTTTTACTGCAGCTACACCTACACCGCCAACGGCAGTACAAGCTACTGTTAACACCGGAGAAACCGCTGCAGGGATGTACCGAATAGTTAATGTCGGTGCGGTAACAGTGTTCTTGGGCGTCGGAACGTCTAGTGCATTGGCGATTACGGCGGCGAGTTCTCTGGCGACTTCTATCCCGATGGTTGCAGGGGCAGTGGAAATACTGCGATTTGCGCCAAATCTTTACTTTACTGGACTGTCGGCTTCATCAACTGCCGTTGTCTATGTAACGCAAGGCCAAGGGCTTTGACATGGAAGCTGTCACTGAACGCCGAGCAGAACGCTGGCATCTTAAAAAAGAAATCCAGCTAACGCACGTTATCAGTACCTTGGTGCTGGTGGGCGCGGTGCTGGCTTACGTGAGCAAGATTGAGCAGCGGCTGACGATTGTCGAGACTCAACTGCTGGCCCAGCGTGATGCCACGTTGCTGCAACGGGCGCAGCTTGAGCGCATGGATGCCAAGCTGGACAGGCTGATTGAGCGAGGCAGCAAGTGAATGGACTTTTTCGACATCCTGTCAAAAGCATGGCCCATCCTGCTGGCAATCATCACCTTGATCATTGTCTTGGCAAAGCTGGACTTGCGGGTGGCAGTGCTGGAGGAGAAGGTCAAGCAGCTATTTGAAATGTGGAACAAGAAATGATTGACCCGCTAACCGCATTTGCAGTGGCCCAGGGCGCAATCAAAGGCGTCCAGGCCGCAATCAAGATGGGCAAGGACATCAACGCCATCTCAGGCGATTTGATGAAGTTCTTCGAGGCCAAGGATGTTGTTGCAAAGGAAGCGGTAAAGAAGAAACCCAAGGGGTTTGGGCAGAGCGATACAGCAGTGGCATTTGAAACGGTGATGCAGTTGAAACAACTGCAAGATGCAGAGGCAGAATTGAAACAGATGCTGATCTGGTCAGGCAATGACGATGTGTGGAACGCCATCATGCTTGAGCGCAACCGCATGGTGACAGAGAGAAAGAAAGCAGAAGCTGAAGCAGCTCACATCAAAGCGGTGAGAGCAGAAGAGATTAGCGACATTGTGAACTTTGGATTATGGACTGCGCTGGTGTCGTCCATCGTCGGGCTGGTGGCCTGGTTGACCTGGCAGATTGTGGGTGACAGATGACGCCAGAACTGCAAAAATATTACGACGACAGGTTTGACCTGTTTTCCAAGCCTGGCTGGGTTGACTTGATGGAGGATGTTGACAACGTGATCAATTCAATCAACAATGTCAGCAATGTCCAGGACGAGAAAGATTTACAATTCAAAAAAGGCGAATTGTCTATTTTGATTTGGCTGAAGAATCTAAAGCAAGTAAGCGAAAGAGCCTACGAGGATTTATGAACAGAATTTATGGATTTGTCTGTGAAAACGGACACAAGATTGATCGGTTTGTCAGTTATGAGCTGAAAACCGTTCAGTGTGAGTGTGGTGGGTTAGCCCACCGTGCTTTGCAAGCGCCAGCATTTCGGCTAGAAGGGTGGTCAGGTTCATTCCCGTCAGCGCACGGTAAGTTTGAAAAGAGCCACATGGATAAGCTGAAATCAGAGCAAAAAGCCAGCGCATAAGCAATATGCCGCGCTGTGTCCTACAACCTTAAATGGCAGGAAAACATTATGTTAGTTGACCAAGAGAATGAGCCGCTAGGTGAGTT